TGTACCTCATTAAAGAATGGTAATCCTTGCATTTCCACACTTACTCCACCATACATTGATTGAAATACTAATTTCTTTGCTTCCTCTCTTGCTCCATCTAAATCTGCTATACCCAACTTTGCTGAAACCCAATCGTAAAAATCTACACCATACTTTGGACGTTGCCAATCTGTATGTATATCATACTTTTCTATGAGTTCCATAATTAGATGCGGGTGATATGCTGAATAATCTATACTCACTATCTTACCATCTTTAAATCTACTAACAAATGCTTTACGCATATCACTCTTTTTTGGTATAGCCGAGTAGTTTATACCCCCATGTCTATTTGACGGGCGTAGAGTGGAAGTAAATAGGTTGTATTCGGTGAATACTAACCCATCCTTATTGATATGTTTCGATGGTAATAAACTTCGCATCTTTTCATCTATAAATATACCAGATTTCTCTACCCATTGGAATACTTCGGTTGCATCTTTTACAAAGTTTATTATATTTTCATTACCATTGGGACCTAAATCATAATTCAATATATCTTTTACTATCCCAATTTGCTTTGCTAATGGAATACTATCATTTAAATTGTTTTGATATAGCTGTGGAGTACTTCTCTTATAGAATGATTGTAGTTCTTTGAATGTATCTTCGTTAGTTTCTCCACTTGCTATGAATCTGTATAAATCTATATCAACTACTTGCTTTAAATCTATTAGATGTGTTACACTCTTACCATTAATTACTGCTTTACTCCGTTGTGATTCTTCTAACAACTTTAACGCATCATCTCTTAAACTCAACCCATCGGTGTGGTTTAAATTGATTACATAATAATCGTTGATTTTTAAATTACGAACTACAACGAATGATATACGATTGTTTAGAGCATGCTTATCCGTATCCGAAAGTTGGATGTATATTCTGCTTGGGTAGGAATTAAACCCCAATACGAAATCATTGAATGCTTGAGAATCCTCTATGTATATAACCATCTTACAAATATAACAAAAAGATTTGGTATATCCAAATTATCCTCTATAAAATTTTGTAAGGTTTTTTACATAAGTATCTATGTTACTCATAGTTTCTTGTGCTAGATTAATTGAACGTTGATTTAATTGTTCTACTTCAAATTTATTACCACCTGCTATTTTCCAACGTAGTTTTACTGCTAAATAAAAAGAACTACTTGTGAATTTATCATATAATTCTTTATTTATTTCTGAAATAACACCAAATGGTTGATTTCGTTTTATTACAAAATACCGATAAATATAACCAATTTTATAATCTTGCTCATTTGGTTGAGCTTCAAATGTTGGAAAACCAGTTTCAACTACTTTTATGTTGGTTTTTAAAGAAGTGTATATATCTACGCTAGTCATATTAGTTGTTTGGTCTATATCTGAATTTAATTTTTGTTTCCCAAGTTTCTCCAACGGAATGTGTTACTTCTGTTACTTGAAATATACCTTTATTACTAAATGGTACTCTATTAATTTTTACTATTTTTCCAACTGTAATTCCTGATATACCCAATACTGTTAATTCTAATTCAATTGGTAATAATGGATTGTTATTATTATAGTTATAACCACCAAAATATAAATTTTTACATAAAGCAGTATCTTTTATTATACCATATACATCCCGCGTATTATTATCAAATGAACCATTATCTAAATATTTAAATATAATACAATTATCATCAATCAATGCCTCCGATTTTCCACTTGGTAATGGTACAAATGTACCTCCACCCGGAGTTATCGTTCCTGGGATGTTCCTCCTTGCTTGCATATCCAATCTAGACCTACGTTCTTCTCTACGTTTGTTTGCTGCATCTTTTTTTCTTTGTAATTCCACTGCATCTTCATATTTTTTTAAATCCAATATATCCGCTTTATCTCTTTTAAATTCAAAAAATAAATTTTTGCCAACTTCTTTATTTGCTTGATTAGATAACATTGCCATTGCAATAATTTCTTTTGGTAAATCTGCAGTAAAACTTATATTAGTTATTGTAGTATTTTCATTAAATAAATCTATTTGATTTGTTGATTGTACTTTATCTGGTATCAATGCATAATCAACTATTGTGTAAATCATAGTACCATCGCTATCAGCTTGGACTTGTGGTGCTAATTCCATTAAACCACATGCTGCAACATTTATTTCATCACATAGTTTTTGTATAAAATCACCAATTTTACCATTCTCCGCCATACTTTTCATTGTATCCAAAACAAATTCTAATCTTAAAAAAATATTTTGTATATACCCCCATTTACCAGGTCCGTAATAGTTTTCTTTTGAATTGTAAATATTTAAAATACCATTACTTGCTCTTTGTTCTGGAAATTCTTTACCAGATTTTTGTTTAAAATTTTGAGGGTTTGCGGTATTTAATGATAATGTAGAGCCATCACCGCTAGCTGTGCTTTCCACTACTGGTAGTGCCATTGTTGCGTTTGGAAATATTACATTTTCAGAATTACTTATTATATTTGGATGTGAAGCTGCTACTGCATTTGTTATATCTAATTTATAATCAACTTTAGGTGTCCCATTTCCTTTATTAATAGTATAATCAGCTATATATTCCATACTAACAAATACATCTTCACTATAACCATCATGTTGAGATGTTACATATTCCCATATATCTGTAAAGAATTGTACAACAAAATTTTTATTTGCATATTCGTAATTTATAACATGCTTATTCAATTCAGGTTTTAATTTTAAAAATTCAGAATTTTCTAATTCCAATAATCTGCATAAACGATTATCTAATGCGGAATCTTTATTTGATGAATTAGTATTATCTTTGACTTGGCCAGTAGTTCCTAAATATGCCGGAATTTCATTTTTTGTACCAACTACAAATGTTGCATCTACACTTGCATCATTATTTACTGTATAACTAAAATCAATAAGAGGTCCAACCATACCATCTTGACTACCCTCACTTCCACAATAACTTAACCACTTTTCGATGTTATCTACCAATCCCCTTGCATCTTTTACACCCAGTGTTTGTGGTACTAATCTATCATTACCAGTGTACCTATCCTTTGTCCATCCCCAAATGATGGCTTTAGGAGTACCAATTCTAAAAAAATCAAGCCTGTTTTCCATAGATTGGATAGATGCAAATTTAATAGTAACATTACCTTCACGTAAAACACCCATACTACCACCAGGTTTTACTTCCAAAGCAGTAATTAGTGGTGGAAATCTTTCTGCAAAAAATCCTTTTGCCTTGTTTTCGTAGTTATAACTTGTATCAGTTCCTATTGTATTTGGTGTACCATCTTGATATGAAACAAATCTTACATATGGTAGTGCACCAGAAAACTTATATTTAAAACCAGCTTCAGTATTGGATATTGAGTTGGTTTTGGATGCATCTAAACTTTCAAATAATGGAAAATGATTCATAACTATTATATTTTATTTGTAACATATGTTGGGTCAATAGGTATTCTCAATTGCAAACCAGGTTCCAATTTTAAATCAATATTTGTTAAATTATTATATACAGCAATTACCCACCATAAAGATGCATCTTTGTAAAAAGAATTTGCCAATAAATCCAATCTATCATCTTCTTCCGTTATTATTAAAATATCAGAATCAGTTGCTTGAAAATATGGCATAAGGTTTGAATGAAATACTAATCCCTTTGCTTTTTGTTGTACATTAATTTTATCGTATCTTCCCATATTAGTTTAATTTATTCAGGTGCTCCACCAAGCATATTAGTTGATGATTTAGGAATATTTGTTGTAGTTCCCGCTTCTGGGAATAGATTTACATTCATAATATTACCAGCTGCATTTTGAGTAATATTCCCATTAAAGAATTTACTTGTTGTATTTTGTGTTGCCAATGGTCCAATATTTGCGTTTTTAACATCCTCTTCATATTTTAATAAACCAATTGTATCACCACTACCCAATTGAGGTGATGGTAAATACGCTGGATTTAATTGTCCACCTATTAATACAGGTTGCAAATCCAAAGAACCAACTGGTGGGCCGATTTCTAATGCAGCTGGTGGGCGTGCTACTGATGAATTTGTACTTATATCCGCCGCTATTAAATTAGTATCATAACTATTATTATCCGAATGAATAACTTTATATGTTATATCAATTTCACATATAAATGGCGCCTGTGAGCCTTTCATAATTTCCCATGGTGAATTATCAATTACACTAACATTACAACTAGTTAAAAATCCGTGTTTTTCATTAATCATATTTCCAATTTTTAAAGGAATTATTTTACCTTGAATACCAAGAATACCACCAGGTGTTGCAATATTTAATAATTGAATTTTATTCAATTTACTCCACATAAATTGTAATTCTTTTGGTGTGGTTGCATACATTTGTGCTTTAAATGATATTTCCCTTTCATATGATTCATAAAAATAAAATTTATAAGGAGAACCAACTGCTTTAGCTTCACCCCAATTAGGAGTTGGTGTATCTGTTAAACCAGTTAAGTTTGACATTAAAAATATATTATCTATTTTTATGTCTATTAAATCCGATTCAATATTTGTTAATGCATCTTTTGATAATAATGCATGTGTTTTTATTTTTTGTTTTTTGGCTTTGCCGTCTCTGGTTACAGTTTCAAGTTCTACTTGTTTGGATTTTTTTAATGCCAATGCAGTTGCCTCGTCTAAACTTTGAAATGATTTTAATTTTGCACCATCTCCAATTGCAGAATCATCTACAATTAAATCGTATTGTATTCCATCAGTATTAACTTTACCATTTTTATATATTTGCGAACTAAAAGATTTTGGTATTGTAGTTCCGTATGTATTTGGAAATTTATATACTGTTTCTCCATCTTCCTGATATTCCAAATAATCAGTATATTGCGTACTACGTTTTTCTATTTTTATGTTAGTATCTAATGTTTTTTCAATGGTATCACTACTATTACGAAAAGAATCAAATGACTGATTATTTATTTTTAATGTTTTTAATTCTTTTTCTGCATTTACACCTTCATATTTTGTATAAAAACGTTCCCCTTCTCTCATTAATTGAGATTGACCTGTAATTATTCCTGTTAAATCTAAATTATTAGTATGGTCATCGGCATAATCGGATGGAAATGTTGGTGGTTTATTATTTTTATTATTTAATGGGTTTGTTATTTTACTTAATGCCGAGTTACCACCACCTCTTTTAGCATTTAATCCAAATCTTTTACCAACACTTTGTAAAGCAGAAAATCCAACATTTACTGCCATATCAATTGCTGCACCACCTATCTTAACTTTACCACTTTCAATTGAACCTATGTTTTGTTTAATTTGATTTGGGGTTGCAAAAGATGTTAATAAGTTTCCTATTGCATTTTTGTTATTATTTACACCACCATGAAATAAACTACCATATAATCCATTTTTTGTAGATGCGCCCAAGCCTGGTAAGTCATTTACTTCATCACTTGGAAATTGTGGGTTTGTAAATGAATTTAAAGAATTTCGAAGAAAACCACCCAAAGCAGTATTATTACCAAATGTACCACCTAATGCAATCCTTGATAATCTATCCACACCACGTTTTGCCAATTGCATTGGTTCTACTGCACCACGAGTTAAAATTCTAGCAGAATCTACTCCGTATATTTGAATAACGTTTTCTGCTAATTTTTGATATTGCCTATCATATGGTAATTTTACACCTTCAACGTTTAAACCAATAGCGGGAATGTTTATATTACCAGTTGTTGGTCCTACTTCTTTGGAAGATAGCATATCAGCTTTAACTTTATTTGGGTCAAAGTCGGAATTGTTAAATTGAAATTCTCCCAATAAATCTTTTAATTGCTTTGCCATCTTTTAAGTATTTTTCAAATATTTACGCATTCCTCTTGCAATCTCTCTACCTTCTATATTTACTATTAACGCTTCAGCTTTTATAGCGTTTGTTAAATTTTTAACTTCTGTAATTAATCCAGATAAATCCGTACTACCACCCGTAGTTGTTTGGGTTGTATTAGTTGCAGTTCCACCTACCGGTACACCCGCTATACCCAATTCATTTAATCCACTTAAAATAGGTAATGCCAAACCACCGCTTGCTGCAACCAATGCCAATGAATAAGCCAAAGTAGTTAAAGCAGTTGCCATTGAATATATTGGTGAAACATCCAAAGAAGCTAATGTTGATAAATTTTCAGTAATCATTCCAAATGGGCTACTAATACTGGATAATCCATTACCAACTATCATTAATGCCGCTCCAAACATACCTAAAGCAATTGATGCAAAACCCAATGCAACTGCTCCTAACATAATTGGTGCAGCAAATGTACCAAATGCTGCTAATGCCAAACCAACTACAACCAATGCACCTGCTAATGATATAATTTCATTAGCACCAATCTTTGTAAATTGTTGTAACGCTAATCCCAATACATATATAGCACCAGCTGCAATTAATAATGCAAATGCACCTTTAAGCATTGCACTAGCATTACTACCTGCACCACCAACTGATTTGCTTGTTTTATCAACACCACTTGTATCCATTTTCGGTGCAATTGATTTATTTGATGTAAAACGTCCTTTTGAATCTCTAGCTTGTGCTAATGGTCCTGCCATACTTGAAGCAGTAGTTGATGCGTTGACAGAATCTTGTGCGGCTTTAGCCTTAAATAGACTTCCTATCCAAGTATATGTCTTTTTTGAAAGGTCACCCAAATTAATTCCAATTTGATTCAATCCCATTCCAATTTGACCAAGTGAGGTGACAAATCCAGTCAAACCACCAGCCCATTTGCCCAAACCAGTTGTACCAATTTGGTCAACTGCTGCACTAATTGTATTAAATGATGATGTCATTCCATCAACTGGTTTTAGTGCTTCTTTCTCATTGGCAATCATTTGTCTCAATTTATCGTTTGTTACACCAATTGCTTTTGCCAATGCTTCTCTTTCAATTGGATTCATTGCTTCTAATTGTGCCAAAGTACCAGCTGATTTAATTGCCTCTTTCATTGCACCTGCACTATCATTTTGAAATGCCAATTCTCTTGCTCTTTGTAAATTTAAATTTCTACCAAGTATAACAGATGCTTCCATTTCAGCTGCAACCGATGTTTGATAATCTAATAAACCATCACTAATCTCTGCTGCAGTACTTAAATCTACACCCAATTTGGCAGCTTGTATTGCTGCTTCGGATATATTTTTTCCACCATCTTTTGAGTATTTTGCAAAAAATTCTGTGTTTTGAGCTACATCTTTCATTACTTGTGAGGGTGCTACTCCATTTGCTGCTGCCAATTGAGATGTTGCTTCCAATGAATTTAAAGCTAGTTCTGCTGATAATCCTTGTAAATTACCAAATTGATTTACTAATTTACCTGCTTCTTCACCACTAACACCTAAATGATTTGGTAGTAAAGATAAATCTAAAGCTAAACTATTTGATATTGTATTTACATCACCAATTCTAGCACCAAATTCAGTAACTGCACCCACTGCTTCATCACCCAATATCAATGATATTGCCGTAAGTTGAGATTTAAAACCAACTAAATTTGTAAAACCACCACCTATTTGAGCATTTATTTTACCAAATCCATCTAACAAATATCCGACTGCAAAACCAATTACAGTCATTGCACCTGTAACACTACTAAAAAATATTTTTGCATAGTTAATTCCTTTTTGAATTATTTTATTACCCGCCCCTAACTCATCATACATTTCTTCATATAACTCTTTTATATCTTTTTGTACATTAGAAAATTTATCCGCTTTTTCAAACGCTTCATCTAAAAGACTCATTTGTATTTGCAATTCTGCTATTGATTGTTTAGTTGCTTTACCCTGTCTTGTTCTACCATCTTCTCGTAAGCTTTCTAATTCAGATAGTTGCTCTGCCATAATTGCATATTGACTTTTGTATTCTTGAGTATATTCTGCTCTTTGAGCACTATCTTCTTTATTTAACGCCGATAGAGATGTGATTGCACTAATTGCTTGTGCTCCTGCTGCGGATGCTTGCCGCATACTATCTTTTGAAGATTCAGAACCATTTGCTATTGTATTTGAAAAGTTTATACCTAATTTCGTTGCTGCTGTTAAATTATCTTTTAATGAACCCATTGCTGAACTTATTGAACCAATTGATGATTCTACATTTGCATATTCAGTTACTTGTTGTTGAATAGCAGCTCTTTGTGTTTTTATAAGCTCTTGTTGTATTTTAAGTTCTGTATTTAAACTTGCCTGTCTTTCCTTTGATTTTTTTAATAATTCTTTTTCTGTATCATTTAATCCACTAGCTTCTCTATTTTGTTTTTGAATTAACGCAAGTTCTTTCGCCCGCTCCTCATTAATTTGTTTTTTAAGAGCAACGTTTGATTTAATAATTTCGTTTATTGAACGATTATCAGAAAGTTCTTGATTGGTATCGGCCATTATTATTGTTTACGAAGTTTTCTAATTTTTATCATTAAATCACCATACTCATCTTCCAATTCTTTCATTGCTTTTATTCCTTCTGGAGACATACCGGCTTTATCAGCTGCTGCTATATAGCTATCTGATACGCCTTTTTGCAATGCTTTAAAAAAATTATCAACTATTTTATTTAATAATCCCTCTTTCAATTGTTTTTTATTATCCATAATAATACATTTATTCTCATATAAATATCCATAAACAAAAAAAGTTAGGATTTATCTCCTAACTTTATTGTTTGATTTTTCTATTTGTTCTTGCTCTTGTTTTTTAATTTTAATCAATTGATTTACATATAATCTCCTAATATGTAATGGTAGATTGTAAACATCTGAAAATGTAAATCCACCGCCTCCGCCCATTATTAAAAAGAATATCTCTTCGTGGAGCTTTAAGCTATAATCAATTGGCAGGGTAAAAAAAGCTAATCCCAAATGGGATGTCTAGCGCCTCCGTTTCGCCTGTGATTTCTGATGTAAAATCGTATTTAAGGTTCAAATCTGGAGAAATTGATTTTATGTACTCTCTAATTGTTCTAGTATCTCTTGATAACATATTTTTTGTAAACTTTGTAATATTTCCCCTATCGGTATCGCCATTTACAGATGTAATCATATATTTTAAACGAGTAGAAACATCCGATGCAGTATCTTTATTTTTAGCCAATCGTTCTAATGCTTGTATTTCTGCCGTTATATCTTTTTCATCTTTATGTGTTAATAACTTAAATGTTATTTTTGTTTTAGATGTTGGTAATTCAAACTCATAACGATTATCTTCATTTAATAAATTAAAATCAATATCCTTTGTTTCTATTGCTGAAAGGTCAATTGTTACTTTTTGTTTTTCACCTGTAAATGGGTCGGTAACTTCTACATCATATTCAGGTCCGTATCCTAAAATACGAGTTGCAAGGAATACTGCGTTTTTATCACCGATGACAATATCATCTGCATTTACATCTGGTTGAACGATTACTGATTCAAATAATTTATCCAATACAATACCTTTTTTGATTAAATTTTGTGAAGAAAGTATATCTTCTTCTTTTGCAGTCATATATTTAATTTCCAAAGTTCCTTTACTTAACGGATTTGATGCAGGATAGCACTTACCTTCCGATGGTAATGAAATAATTTGAGTTGGAAAATCAAATGTTTTTACCGGCGTTGGTTGTGGTGTTTGTTCTGTTTGAGGTTTTGATTGAATTGGCTGTGTACCTCGTGAAATACTTAAATTCTCTTCCATATAACTTATAATAAATTGTTTTTAATTCCTATTTGTCTAATACACTCTGGTCTTGTACACAATTCATGTGGTAGATTACCACATGAACATCTATTTTCATCTATATGTGATGAAAATTTTTGCACACTATCCAAAAGTAATTGTTTGTTTGAGCCAGTTTGTTGCTCTTTGAGTAAATCTCTAATTTCAGTTAATAGAGATTTGATTATTGCAAATTGTCCTAATTCCATAACATTATTTTTGTATATATAAATATACCAAAACAAAAAAAGTGTGTAAAAACTTACACACTTTTCTTAAATTTTTAATTTTGTTATTTTACTATATTTTAAGATTGCATAATCATTGCGTAAACAATGTTGTATGTAATATAACCTTCTTTATCAAAAAATTCTTTTGCTAATTTTTTAATCTTTTGAGCATCAGAACCACTAACTACATCTTCTCCTTCGGAGTTCCAATCCTTCAATGCATCTTTAAATGTATATTCAAAGTTATTAGATTTTTTTGATTGAGAAGATTTACCTTGTGGATTTTTGTTATATTTTATCCAATAATTAGTATTAATTGATTCCTTTACTACTGATTCGGATTTTACAGATGTGGTATTACTTTTTTTATTAGTATTTCCAATTGTAAATTTGTTTTCACTTAAAAACTTTCTTAAATCAAAATTTTTCATATTTTTCATATTTTTAACTTTCTTATTATTAGTATTCTAATACACAATAATCCATTGTTAAAGTTACTGTAATATTAACAGGGTCAGTTGTACCCCAATCCATATCGCCAAATTCAGCTGCTGAAATAAATGCTCCTATCAATTTCCACTCTTCTACTTTATCTCCAACCGGTCCTAATGCATAGATACTAATATCTTTTTTATAAAAATCTGCATAACCATCACGACCTGTAATAGATTCATGTGAAGTTCTAATCCATTCCATCACCGCTTGTGCTCCAGATGGAACAATTGGGTCATACAAAGTGATTGTTAAATCAGACCAATCAGATTTTCCTTTAATCTTACGTTTTACGTTGATGTGGTCTAATACTACTGTTTCACTTGTATATTTTGGTCTATTAGCTGCTTTTATCATAAACGATGGGATACCACCGATTTCCATTACAAATCTATTAGTTAATTTGGGTTCAAAATTTTGATAAAAAATCTTATCATACCCTAATACGTCCGCCATTTTTTATATTCTCCTTATATCTTTTATATAAATATATGTTTTTTAAATTTATTATGCTCCAAATGTTGCACCAGTTGGTAAAATGTTGAAATCAATTTGGATAAATTCAGCAGTTTTAGTAGGTTGTAAGAAAATTGCTCCTTGTAAGATGTTTCTATCAATCACATCTGGTGTGTTATTTGAATCA